CAAAAGCAATCAGTGCATAAAGAAATCCATCAAAACCACCTAAAAACCAGCCGATGTAACCGCCTAAGGCAGCAAAAATCAGCTGAAGGGTATTAATAACATCTTTCAACCCATTCTCCTCCTTCCATTAAAAATAGGAACCTGTTTGTGAGGTGCCCTACGTGGTGCTTTTGGTCTTAAATTCATCACAGACAAGAAAAGGGAGAGGCAATGATCTACCTCCTCCCGTAATTCCAAACTGGGCGCTAAGATACGCAAAGGCTTCATAACCCACCTGCTTTCCTCATTTAAACTACCTCCAATACCGGACGCCAGCCAAACCAGGCACCCCGGTCATTTTTCGCAACAGTTGAACCACCAGCCGAACTTGTATAAGAATAACAATGCGATGAGTTCCCTGACACCGTTTCTTGAGCAAAGCTTAATCTACCGTTTGTACCACCCGGCTGACTAAAATACAAATCATCATCACTTAAACTATCCCAAGACGGAGACCGCCCGCTATGAACCCCTTGAAGCAAATACTGCTCTCTACCCGGACCTGTCTCCGGTTCCCCATCTCTGATTCTAAGAAGCCTACATTTATAAGTGATTCCATCTTTCGTGATTTGTTTAGTTCCGTAAACACAACCGGCATTATTAATGTCATTCCAGGATAGGGCATAACGAATTGGCTTTTGGGCTAAAAATATAATTTTTCCGTCAAATGCAAATTTAAGCCATTCTATATTGCTTGTGCCATAGAATAGGCTACTTCCTATAGAGACTCCGGCCGCAGAGGATAACTGGTTCCCCGTATAGATCCCCGTATATCTACCAAAGTACCCAGCATCCATATCCCCGTAGCTCAAATATAAAGGGCCAGGTGCACCCCTGTAATCATCGGGGGCCGGGACTAAGGTGCCCGTTATTCCAAACAAGGTAACCCCTTGGCGAATGTTTGCAGCAATAAAATTAGCATCGCTCCTTTGCACACTGTTCCCCGTGGTGCCATCATAGTAGCCGGGCTGGGGCCGAAAGCGAAGGGTAGTGCCACTTGTGGTCAAACTTTGGGCAGTTACATGCCCAGCGCGGTTGAGCATAGTACCAGTTAATTCCGTGTCCTCATCATTGCTAAATGTTTTGCCGGATAGCACATCTCCAGGTGTAGCGTTTCCGGCGGAATCACTACCCTGTAAGATAAAATTTGCACCGTTATACCTCATTGAGTAAATACTTCCCGCTTTAAGGTTGCCGGCCGAAACATTGTTGCCGTTCGGCTTTCGGATACTCTTTGCACCTAGTCCATTTATATTAAGGGTGCTGGCCCCGGTGTTTTGAACATTAATTTTTACCGCCACCGCCATTCCATCAACATAAGCTGTAGGTGCCGGGTCAAGGGTTACCACATAGGCGTTTGCTGAACCCGTGGCTGTTGCATACGGCACTTGCAACACATAATCCGTTAAATGGTGATTAAAGTCGGCTAGTTTTGTAGCCCCCTCCACGTTCTCGACCTTTGTTTTTGGGTAAAAAGTATCATACGTTCCGTCTGCCTTTTTCCTTTGCATAATTATATTTTTCTCCGCCATACTTAAACCTCCTTATACCACCAATCACCCTCAACTAGCCCAGATGGTTCGGTTAGGCCAACGGCTATTTGCACGCCGCCGGTTGCAGCTTTGTCGTCTACGTATTTTTTAGTCGCCACTGTATCAGCAGCATCGGTGGCGGCGGTCTGTGCCCTCATGCGAATTTTACCGTTTACGTCCAGCTTTTGAGTAGGTGATGTTGTGCCAATACCAACATTGCCGTTGCTACCACCGACCGTAACCCGATCAACATAATTCGTCCTAATTCTAAAGTCCGAGGCCGTAATTGTACCCATTAAACCGATGCTGGCCCCCGCTTCCATAAATGTTTGCATAGCTTTATTTTGGGTTTCCAGTACAAAACGGTTTGTCCCACTTCCGCGGCGCATAGTCACTATATCTGCACCGCTAGGCAGATTTATCCCATCCACTACAAGCGGTCCGGTCATGGTGTCCCCAGCCTTGTTCACAGGGGTATACCCTATCGCGGCCAGCACATTTTGCTGCGTGACCTCCGCATCGCTGCCTGGTGGGCCTGGATCACCTTTGTCCCCCTTTGGGCCGGTATCCCCCTTGTCTCCCTTATCACCCTTGGCACCAGGAGGTCCTTGTTCACCCATGTCGCCCTTATCGCCTTTATCCCCCTTCAAACCCTGCTCTCCCCGTGGGCCTTGAAGGTCTGTGTAGTCATATTCCGCTTCGTCCTCACGTTTTACGCCCAGCATGGTCCCCTGCCAGTCATACAACAGTCCGACGCCGTCTGCACCGGGTGCACCATCTTTACCAGGCGGCCCTTGTGCCCCTTCTTTGCCATCTGCCCCTGGAGGGCCTTGTAAGTCCGTATAGCTGTAGCTGTGCTCATCCTCACGCCTAACACCTAGCTTGGTGCCATCCCAATCGAAGTCAAGTCCAACCCCGTTCGCCCCCGGCTCGCCCTTTTCAAGTAGGCCCTTTTCGATCAGCGGAGCATCAAGCCCCTGCTTTATCCGCTCGACCAATGTGGGCATACTGCTGCCAAATGTGGCCCTAAGCTCAAAGCCTGCCGGTTCATAGACCTCTGTTATTTCAGTAATCCGGCTATCCAGGGTTACACCCCACTTGCGGTTTTGAACCGTTACTACGTCGCCCAAATCCCAATCCTGACCGTAGTGGTAGGGGCCTTGGGTCAAGATTTCCGTATCAAAGGTAAGCACCGGTGCAACCTCGGCCAGCTTTTGCCACCCACGTTCGGGCAGGTCCGCCGCTTGTTCGATATCCCGTGCATCGACAAAGGTTTCCAGGCGCTCTAGCCCGGCCAGGCCGCTGCCTACTTCTGCAATATCCCGTTCCACGCCCTCACCCTGGCCGCCTACATACGCAGTGTTTTTATGTCCAATATCACTCTCAATAAAAGTCTGCGCTTGTACGGCATCAAAATCGGCGGAAAAAATGACTGGAGGGTTTACCGTTTGCCCGGCGGTTAGGTTGCGGCCTTCCAGCACCTCAAAGACCCACTTTTTATTCCGCCAGTCCAGCACCACATCCCAGCCCAAGCCGGAGACCAAGGACAGTTTTTCTAGTTCCTCATCCAGTTGTTTATAGCGGGTTTGGTAGATAAGCCTTGCCCCGCGCTGCTGATCGGTGGCTACCGCTAAATTTAGGACCACCCGCTTACCATCTGCGGGAGCAATGCAGTTCCGCATTACGTAACCTTTCATGATGGTCTCGGCGTGGGCGTTTACCCGATCGTAGGCATAGCCCGCAGGCGGAATGGTAATGCGGCGACCAACAACAGATACAAGGGCCGCACCTTTGATGGCCACCTGTTCTTCGCCTTTGCCGCCAGCCCCTTGCACCAATTCCCGGTGAAGGATGATACCCACTTTGGAGCCGGTGAGCACCAGTCGGCCCTTCCGCAGGGTTTCTGTCGCTTGCTTATGGACGTTAATATGCAGTTCAAATTCGCCGGGCTTATGCCAGCGCCGCGTCCAAACCAGGCTCTCATAGTCGTCTATTTCCGCTAACATGTTAAATGCCGTGTCCATAACCCTAATTGGCTGCACCGTTTACACCACCTTGAACCATAAATCCCCCGGCTGTAATTCCGGCGGCGCGGTTTCCCCAATCATCACGCGAACCCCCAGGGTGTGTTGCACGCTCTCAAACCATGCCTGCCAGTTAGCCTTGATCATATCCCAGGCGTTGTGAATTCCCGATGTTTGCGTATCCCATTCACTATCGATCTGCGCCGTTTGCTGTTGCCAAGCAGCATCGATCTGTGTCGTCTGCTGTGTCCAGGCTGCTTCAATGTCATCTAGCGCCGCGTTCCACACATCCCACATTTCTTGGGCTGGAATGGTGATGAGAGAAGATACCAGACCGCAGGCATCGGTCAAGCGCTCATCGGTTATGTTCGGCTGGTTAATGGAAGTCGTTCCGTGCCTTACGAACACCCGGGCCAATCCCATTTCTTTGACCACATTTGTTATTTCTAACCCCGGTGCCACCGGTGTACTGGAAAAAGATCCGGTTTTAACCGCAAGCCGTATCTCCCGGGCCACTTCATCAAATCTGAGCACCACCCTGTCTATCCGATCCAACATGGTGTCCGGCTCTTTGAGATCAAGGGTTAGTGCTGCATCGTTGTGATACATATAGCCCCGAACAAAGGCATAGCCGGTGGCCACCTGTACTTGCAAGCCTACTCCGGGGCTCACTTTTAGCCCGGCTCTGCCGTTTTCCGTATATAAACCGTCAGATAAAAACCGGCTAAAGTATTCTGCAAACTCTGCCGCTAGATACTCTCTGACATCATCTTCCGTGGAGTTAAAAAACCTATAATGTTCTGCCATGCTCACACCCCCACATACCTGTTGCGATAACTGATTAGCACTGCGGCTGGCTCTACCGGAACATCGCTTGTGTATTCGATAATGTTATCGCCAGGTTGCAGCTGCCAAAAACTACTGTCTAGGTCAATCCAATTAAATACGTTTTGACCGTTTATCTCTACCCGCTTAGCCCCAAAATCAGTGGTTATGATGAGCACATCCCCGTAGGCCAATTCCCGCCTCACTTGAATGTACTCCCCGGTGGTCCGGTTGCTGATCTTGGGGTTTGTGGCCGGGCCTTTGAATTCAATCCGCACCGGGGTCTGGACATCACCTTTGTTCACAATGTTTATGATGGGCGGTCCCTTCATGGCAAACCGAGTGGGCAGGATCCAGGGAAATGTTAGGCCGCCAAGCCAGGTGATGATCTCCTTACTTTCAGTGTAGCTGTCCAGCCAAAACGGCTGGTGGCAGAGGAGATGAAGCAAATACTTTTGATAATACAGGCCCTTATTGCCCTGCCCGCCGGGGAACACCGGTGTGCTCTCCGCAATGCCTTTGATTTCTTTAGCTTGATTTCCTTGCTGGTAAGTAATAGTTACTTCTCCCGTCTTGGGGTTAAGCACTCGTTGTATCCGCCTACGGGCCGCCAGCAGAGCATCCGGGTCGCCCTTGGTGATAATCATGCCTTCGATGCTAAGGGCACGGTTCTCCAAGATGTTGTCAATATAGGTGGAACCATCTTGGTAAGGAGCCTTTTGGCTTTGCATACTAACATCCACACTCCCCACACCGTCTATGGTTTCGAGGAAATAAGGAGCCTGGCGGCCTAAGGTAATGCTTTCTCCTTTTTGGTTAGTGATGGTTATACTGTCCATAGCCTCACCTCCTACCACTCCAAAGCCAGCTGCCGGGAGGCGTTTTTAATTCTTCGGGCCGTCTCCGCTGGGGTAAGAGGGGTTGGGCTATTGATGGTAATGTTTTGGATAATATCCTGGCTTCTCCTCAAGAACTTTTTTGTTTCCTGATCGTTATAAATCCGGCTCCCTCTTGGTAATGCCACCAGTTCCGGCCCCAGTTCACCCACCATAGTTAAGCCTCCGGGAAAAAAGGAGGTGCCGCTAAAATTAGACGCAGCACCGCCACCAGTGATAGTAGAGATGATCCGGGTAATCCGCTCCTTAATGCTAAAGACCTTTTCCCGAACCGTAGTGTTGTTCCATTCCTTAATGCGGTCAATGGCACTGCTGATAGCATCTTTCACCCGACCCAAAGCATCGGTCACTTTATCAGCCATAGCTGAGAACTTCCCGCTTGTAATTTCATCCATGGTGGTTAGGGCACTCTCCCAGACCGTTTTATACCCCTCGGTATAAGCACCAATAAGGCCCTTGATACCGCCACCGTGCTCGTCAATTTTATTCCTTATGGCCAGCCAGGCATCATCCGTGTTGGTTTTCAATGCCTCCCAGGTTTCAAAGGTTTTGGTCTTAACCTCATCCCAAGTAGTACCCACATTAGTTTTAATTGTAGCTACTGTTTCAGCGGTGTTGGTTTTAATCTCATTCCATTTATTACTCATGGTGGCCCGGATGTTTTCCCACTGCTCAGAGGTGTTCGCTTTAATTCCTTCCCAAGTGGTAAAGACATTTTCTTTAATTGCCCCGGCCTTG